CAAGCACTGCCGATCACGCGCGCGGTATCATCGTGCGCGGCGCGAGTACCCGCGAGGTTCTGGGAGATCACGTTCAGGAACGCGACCGACTTAGCCCCGGAGGTCCCCTCGTACGCGCGATCGAGCGTGATCGACGGAGCGCCGGTCGCAGCGGTAACGCGGTACACCTCAGAGGTCGGCTGCGTGCCGACGAGCATCAACTGTCCTGCTAGGCGCGCCGTAGTAGGGGTCGCGGTCTTGCTACCGTTAGTAAACGTGACGCTCTCCGTCGCGACCGCGTTATAGATCTGGCTGACCTTATACGCCCCGCCGCTATCCTCAATCTTGAGCGCATACCACGGGTTGCAGATCACCGTCAGGTCGCGGTTGACGTTGAGCATCCACCACCACGGCGTGGACCCCAGTCGGGCTGCCGCGCACTCCTCTCCCTTGCGGCTCCACCACTCGCCGTCGCGCACCTCAAAATTGAAGCCGCCGCGCATAAACGTGCCACCAAGGACGCGGTCCGAGACGCGCTGCCCGTTCAGGCGACGGAAAGGACCGAGCCAAACAGGCTGAGTCCTCATACTTCCCTACCCCAAACGACACCAACGACCTTGATGTCACCAGAGCCAATCGTGATGTCGGTCGTAAGTTTCAGAGTGCCGGAGGATCCGGTCGCAGATCCGCGCCTGCCAGAACCGAGGTTCACAACCACCGGGGTGCCGGTAGCACTCGTACCGGAGTTTCCAGCGGTGAACGCCGTCACGTCGGCGGCTGCCGTCTTGTGAATGGTGGCAACCGGGGCAACGACGGCGTTGCTGTTGCCGCCGTCGGCGAGGTAAATCAGCACCCCGGCGCTCGCCGCGAGTACGTCCGGGCTGACAATGCCAGTTATGGCATAGCCCTTGAGTAGGAACCTTTTCCCAGTCGAGGGAGTCCAAACTGTCAGCGCGGTCGTTGACGTCAAGGAACCGCTGAAGCCGTTATAGACACTGGATTCGCCATCTGCGTAGATCGCATTGACGTTGATGACTCCGGCGAGAATGCTTTTGATCTGTCCAAGCGTCGCGTTGACGCTACTGATGACCGTCGTAAGGCCACTGGTCGCGGACTGCCCCGACTTCTCGATCGAGCCGGAAACGATGCTGCCGAGGTCATTAAGGGAGCGGGCAAGCTGATCAACAGCTCCCTTGACGATGCTCTGTAGCGGGGCCTCGGTCGGCATCAGGAATAGTCCCCACGGATCCGCCGGTACCACTGCGAGCCGCCGGAGATACCAGGGGTCGGACGACCAGCCACCAGACTCGGCTTCAACGTCAGCGTCGCGGGTGCCTGCACCTTGCGGTCAACGGACACCGCCTTGCCAAGCTCGTCGCGGTACATTCCGAGCCACAACTGCGCGGCCTCGTTCTCGCCGTAGTACAGCAGCCCGCGCGCCGTCGCGCCGACCTCCAGCAGCTTCGTCCAGTACAGCGTGACAAAGTTGCTGTCGCTGCTGGTCAGTTCAGCCGGGTAGGCCCAATACTTGATCCGCAGCGTGTAGGTGGCATCGGGAATGGGCCGAAGCAGGTAGCCCGTGCCGGTGCGCGCCCAGCAGTACGGCAAGCCCTCCTCTGTGGAAAGCTCGCCGAACGCCTCGTACGCGGCGCGCTCGCTGATCTCGTCAAGGAAGCGGTAGTTGGAGGACGAGTCCTTGCGGACCTGAATCCACTCGCAGTCCTTGAAGGTCGATGCACTCGGCCACGTCTTGGCACCCACGCCGTCCGAGGTCGTCTCGGCAGTCGTGGTCGTCTCCATGGCCGACCAGTTGTGATCCGCGCAGATGTCCTCGCGGATCGTCTGGTTGATGATCCGGTCTACGTCCGAATCTTCAGTGCTCGTCACCCCGACGCGTCCGAGGTTCCGTTGCACTGCGGCTCTCATTTGGGCGAGTGTCAACGACCCGATACCCCTTCCGCGCCCAGTCGCGCAGGCTCTCGTGCTCCTGAAGCCGCCGCTCGGTGCGAGGACCGAACGACTTCTTCATGCCGAGAGCTTCGTGAAACTTGCTCACGTAGTGCCGTACCCCGGCTTCACCGGCATCGGGCGCTCGTAAGGCGAGTTACCCGTGCGCGGCGTCGCGATCGGCGACTTGGAGACGATACCGGAGCCCGACCCCGCCATGCGCGGAGACGAGGCCCCAGTACCCATCTTGAAGCCGTCGTCGGGATACTTCTTTCCGGCGAACGCACCGGAGCGAGCCTTCGCAAGCCGCTCCAGGTGCGTGTTGCCGGGACGACTTCCGCCGTCGGTCTTCATCAGGAAGCCGTGAAGGTCGCGTACTTCATCGAGCCCGAACCGGACTCAGGCTTCGACACGCTCGTGAACGAACGCACCGAGTTCGGGAGGCGCGAGTCGCCGTAGTAGAACCCGAGCGCCGCACACCACACGACACCCGCCGTCGAGAGGCCGTTGGTGACGAAGCTGATGCCCTCGCCGGGCATGATCAGCGTGTCGGCAACGTCCCAGACGTACGCCTCGGTGACATCGCCCAGCGTGCTGCTGGTGTGCGGCACCGTGAACACACCGATCGCCACCTGATTCGACGACGAACCGTACTTGATCTCGCGGTTCACCGTGACGGTCGAGTCCGCAACCGTGACCGCCGTGGAAGCCACGACGCGGATGCGGGTGATGCGGAACGACTGCATCACCGGGAGAGTGCGCTGGGTCGCCGCACCGCCCGTCAGCGACAACGACGCGGTCGCGACCAGGGGGATTTCGTGACTGTAACTCTGCTCTGCCATTTCTTAGGCTCTCCTTAGCTCGTTCCTAATCAGGCCGAGCGAACGCGGATGATGCGGTTGTCGCCAGCGGAAACCGGCCAGACCTTCTGCCAGCCGCCGAGGTAGTACCAAGCCGACGACTGGTCGCGGCCGTGGTCACCGGGCAGACCGTCACGCACCTCTTCCGCAGTGCAGACGCCCTCGATGACGGCGTCCTCCGCGAACACGGTGCACTCGTCCGAGTACGAACCGCTCAGGCGACCCGCGATGTGGTTGTCCGCGACCATGCGGCACGAAGCCGACGCGCCGCCGAGACGGCCCTTCTCACCCGAGAAGAGCTTCTCCGGGTCGCCGTAGTAGTTGGCCTTCTCGAACTCCGGGTCGTCGCCGATGCTACGAAGCGCACCGATCGAGCAGACCGCGACGTAGTTCGTGCCATCCCAAGGAGGCGCCGGAACGTAGGTGTTTGCGGTGGAGCCGTAGATGCCCCACGAGAACGCGTCGCACCAGTTCTTCAGGTCGAACACCTGAACGCGGCGGGTCGCCGTCGTGGACGGCGTGCCGTCCATGTCCCACGTCGCCGTGGGGTTCGCGTCCGTGCCGGTCGGGATGTAGCAGACGTCGCCGGTGTTCGCGCCCTCGGAGTAGCAGCGGTAGTCGAGCTGCTTCGCCATGTCATTGACCAACGACTTGACGATCGACTGCTCCTTGACCTCGATCTCCGACAGCGTGTCGAACAGCTCAGACAACGCAATGGCCTTGCCCGACTCGTAGACGGTGAGCGTGCCCTGCGAGTAAGCGACCGTGCTCTTCGGAATCGGAACGCCTTCCGAGAGGTACGCGCCGTCGAGCGTAGTCGTCAGGTTGCCTTGGCGATTGAACAGGAACTGCTTGCCGTTCTTACGCCCGTACTCCTGCTGCGGGTCGGAGAACTGCCGATACCGGAACATCGGCTGACCGACCGTGCGGAGCTTCTTACTGAGCTTGTTGTTTGCGGTGTATGCACCCGCCGAATTCGAGTACCAACCCTGCGCCGCCAAGGTGCGCGCCCATTCTCACGGCTCCGCTGTTCAACTTTGGGAGGGCACCACCTCCCGTCCAAGTTGCCGCGTCAGGCGGCGGTCGCGCGCCTCCGCGCCTTCATCTGCCGGTTGCGCTCCTCGTAGTACTCGGGATCGGTCCGCAGGTTCTCGCCGCGCACGTTCTGCTTCCAGCGCGCACGCTCGGCGAGCGCCTCTGCGGTGCGCTCGGCCTCGTCCATGTTCATGTCTTCGTCCGCCGCCTGCGGAGCCCCCGCACCACGACCCGGAGCGCCCGCCATCGCACGACGCCCCTGATTCTGCGCGTTCGCAGCCTGCTGCGCTGCCTCCTGCGCCATCTGCACCTTCTGCCGCACGGCGTCGCGAGCGTAGTTTGCACGCGCGCTGTAGTCGGCGCTGGGGTCGGTCGCGGAGAACGCCTGCCCGATCTCGGCCTGCCACATCTGCAGGTCGGGGTTGGTCGAGAAGAACTCACCCCAGAAGCGCTCGTTGAACCGCTGGTACTCCATCTCCTGACGGAGGCGCGCTTCGCGCTCGACCATCTTCTGCTCGGCGCGCTGCTCGGCGAAGCCGACGACTTCGGAAACGAACCGCTCGGGCTCGTTCACGATGGTGCCCAGAATGCGCTCGCGGATCTCGTTCGCGGGCGGCGGGGCAACGGTAGGCTTCGGCGGCGCGGGCTGCGCGTTGTGCGCGACCGTCTGCGCTAGCCGCGCGATCTGCTGGTTCTGCTGCTGGAGGACGCCTCCGAGCTGCTGCGTGTACTGCTGAAACCACTGCGGAGGCGCGTTGTCCTGCTGCTCCGGCTGCGGGTTCTGATCCTGCTGCACCTACATGACCAGTCTCACGGCTCCGCTTTGCCTAGGGTCGCGGACTGCACTTGCCCGCTTCTCTGTGTCCATCGCCGCGCGCGCCTTGACCCCGGCTTCCTCGGTGCGCTGCAAGAACCGCAGCAACTCGTCAACCTCGGAGCCCAGCGCCTGATTTGCACGGATGTTCTTCTGCTGCAGGATCTCTGTCTCCGCTTCGGCACGGAGCTGCTGCAGCGTCGGCAGGTACGATTCCCGCCAGCCATCGGGGCAGAGCAGCCCCGCGAGATCGATGTCGTGCTGATGCTGCGCACGCCGGTCGGGCGCGGCGATCTTCAGCGCGAACTTCTTCTTCTCGCCCTTGAGATCGTCCGTGAGACGCTTGGCGATCTCCTCCAGTGCCGCGCACTGGTACGAGATGTCCTTCGCCGCCCACTCCGTCGTGCTCGTGAGGCTGAACAGCGGTGACTTCACCTGTGCCGTCCGGTCGTCCACGTAGGCGCGGATGGCTTCTTTCCACGTCTTGGGGAGCGCCGCCGCCACCCGGCGGGTAGCGAA